TCCATTGTCTCTTTGAAATTGTTTTACAATGTTTTCTGTACCACTTCCAAAGGTACTATCTGCTCCATAAGAAATTGAATAGTGTTTATGATTAATCAATCTATTTTGACACCATTTTACTAATGAATTTCTTTGTCCTTTTGCTAAATATATGTGTGATAAACTTGCTCTTGTTGCAGGACCTCTTAATCCATCTTCTGCTAATCTTCCATATTTTGCTCCATAAACTTCATTATATGCTTTTTGATATGATAATGTAAAATCTTCAAATGGAATTGTATTTGTTGGCTTATTGTCTATAGGTTTGTTATCTGTTGGTGTTACACTACTTGCACTTACATTCTTTATTTCATCTAATGGATAATTTATTCCGTGGACAAGATGTAGCATTTACTTCTCTATGTCCTTGTACTTTATCTATTCCATATTTACCCTTTAAGTAAGCAACTAACTCTTTGATAGAATTTTTTTGAACTTCTGGCATTTGCTCTTCCATAAAATTGCCCTCTGCACAAATTCCTATGCTATCATAGTTTGCTCCGTATGCGTGTGCGCCTACTTTATCTTCTGGTCTTAATCTATATTTTTTACCATCTTTTCTTACTAGAAAATGATAACCTGCTCCTGCCCATCCTCTTGCTAAATGCCATTGGTGTATTTGCTCTGGTGTGCAACTTTCACAAGCAGAATGATGAAGTAAAATCCTATTTGTACTTTTTCTTGTGTCCATATCCTTAAATTTTAAATTTGTTTCAATTATTTCCATAAATTTATTCTCCTTTCTATTCTTTATCTTCTTTTGTTTTTTGATAATTTATGTTGCTTATTCCTAATATTGTACCTAAAAATGTATTAAATGCCGTTGCAATAGTCAATACAATGTCTGTATATTGAAAATTCAATGTGTTCATTACTATTCCACTAAATGTAATTAATGCTGGTAGAAATACTATTACTATCCATTTCAATATATCATATACTTTATTATTCATTTTCATAATATTTTCCCCCTTTCTATGAAATTTTCTTAAATGCTTCTGCATTAATATAAAAAGGTAAATTAGCATTTGTTTGAGTTATATTTGTTGTATCATTATAAGTATAAGCATTATATA